TCGACTTTTACATGCAGTACGATGTGGCTACTCAAGACCCTGAGCAAATGCTCGAACGGGTAAAGACCATTGGCACAATTGCTGGCACGATGGATAAGAATGGCGTGGTCGATACCGAGCAACTCCTCGCTATGGCAATCGGGCAAGTTATGCCAGGTGCGGCAGAGAAGGTAATCTTGCCCAAGGAAACTGCCACACAGAAAGCGATGGAGGAGGAGCGTCAATTAATCGCCGAACTAGTGGCTGGAGTACCGCCCAATGTGCGCGAGAACGATGCTCACGAGATGAAGCTCCAGGTATTTAAAGGGTGGTTGCAACAGCCCGATATTCAGCAAAAAGCCCAGCAAGACCAAGCGTTAGCCGAGCGTATCCAAGGGTATATGAAACAGCGTGAGTTCGCCATCCAGCAAAAACAAAACGCTACCATTGGTAGGCTAGGGGCCGCTCCCACACAATTTGGACAAACAGCTAGTGCGGCATGAGCATAACTCATCGTGGTGAGCGATTCTCAGGATACAATAAACCTAAGCGAACTCCTGGCAAATCTAAGAAGTTTGCCGTACTCGCAAAAGAGGGAGACAAAGTTCGTCTTGTTCGTTTTGGAGATCCCAACATGTCCATTAAAAAGAACATACCCGCACGGCGTAAATCCTTCCGAGCGCGACATAAGTGCGATGAAAAGAAGTCTAAACTAACCGCTGGTTATTGGTCCTGTAAGAAATGGTGATATGAGTCTTTACAAAAACATACATGCTAAACGAAAACGCATCAAAGCTGGCTCCGGCGAACGCATGCGTAAACCCGGAAGCAAGGGAGCGCCTACCAATAAAGCATTTAAGAAAGCGGCAAAGACTGCACGCAAAAGAAAGTGAAGCGAAAAAAGTACCACTCGGTAGATGCTGAAGAAGCGATCAACGCCCTACGATTCCTCAAGAACGAACCACATTTTAAAACATACATTGAGGTACGCGAGGCGATGCGGGAGGAAACTATCCGCGAATTACAAAACCGCAAAAATATTGAGAACCAAAATCTTCACTTTCACTTCACAGGAAAACTAGAAGCCATAGACGAAGAATTAGATAACTTTTACAGCCTTTAATCTTACCAATAGATTCTAAGCCCTCACGGTTCATAGGGGTAGCCGTGGGGGCTTTTTGTTGCCATTTGCTCTACATGTAGCTAAATTTTGCTACACTAGGCTACTAAAGCCTTGACAACTTATGGAAACATTAACCGAAGAGGTTGTCTCGGAATCCTCTGAAAATTCCGCGAATAATGAAACGCAAGGAGAGGGAAACCTTTCGATGGCCGAATTTGCCGATCAGTTACTGAAACGCAAGGATCAGCCGGAGGAAGCACAGCCCGAACCTACCGAAGAGATTGAAGAACCCGCTGAAGAAACTGCGGAGCCTACTGATGTCTTAACGGAAAACATAGAGTCTGCCGAAGAGGAGCAAGTGGAAGAAGAGGAATCTTCGCCGCCCGCAGAACCTTCGGATGTTCTTTCAAAGTTCAACATCGACCTGGATAACCTATCCGAAGAGGAGTCTCGCGATCTAGCCAAGGCGCTGAATGCATCTGCCGTCAAACGCTTTGGTCGCTTAACCGCTCAGAAAAAAGCACTACTCGCAGAAAATGCGGAATTGCAAGCACAGGCTGAACAAGCCCAGCAAACGCAAAGTGCCGAACTACCTGAGTACCTCAAGGATAATGCCTTGTACAATATCTATGATCATCAATCGCTAGAAAAAGAAGTCGAGCAACTTACCGCCCTCGTAGAGTGGGCAGATGAGAACCTCGACAACGAAGTGGAGTACGATGACAACGGCAACGAGTTCTTGGCAAAGGACGGAGATAAAATCTACACCAAAACAGATCTTCGTAGAATCAAAGCAAACGCTAATAAGATTTTAAGAAAAGATGTTAAGGATAGACGAGATTGGTTACAGGAACGGGAAAGCTACGATAAGGAAGCCTTGAATTTATTTGAATTTTTAGGCGATCCTGACAGCGAAGACTATCAACTTTTTATGGAAGTTAAAAAGTCCCCTCGCTACAAGATAATGTCGCAGTATATGCCTAATTTTAATCATGCACTTGGTCTTATGATCGAGGGTACGAAGGCAGTAAAAGCTCGGCGTTCACAAAAAGCTAAACCAATCCCCAAACCCAAAGCACCAACCGCAAGTACAGAGGCGGGAACTGCTAGGCCCAAGAGTCCCCAGGCGAATGCAACGAAAGCTCTGCAAGCGGCGAAGGCGAAATTCGACCGATCAGGCTCAATGGCAGACTACCAAGCATATCTTAAACTTAAAAATAAATCTTAAATTCCAAGGAGGAAATAAATCATGGCAGTAATAGGTGGATCATACACTAAAACTGAAACAGTATCAGGAAATCGCGAGTCACTCAGCGATATCCTTACAATCTTAGAACCTGAGCGCACCCCGCTTCTATCCCTTGCTAAAAAAGGAAAAGCCAACGGCACATTCTTTGAGTGGCAAGTAGACGACATGAGCGACCCCGCTTTTGGTGGAGTTGTTGAGGGAACTGACGAAGATTCTTTCAACGATAAAGCCGCTAACCGCGCTAAACTCGGAAACTACATTCAAGTATTCCGCCGTAACTACGCTGTCTCTAATATCCAAGAGCTTGTAGACACCGCTGGCGTGGACAATGAGTTTGCTTATGCGGAAAGCAAAGCTGTTCGGGAAATTAAGCGCGATTTGGAAGCTGCTCTTTGCTCTTCACAAGACCGGGATCAAGACGATGGAACTAACCCATATAAGACTCGTGGTCTTTTCAAGTGGTTAGACACAGGCGCTGGTCGTCCAGCAGATGTTGGTGCGGCATTTGAGTCACCAGCGACTGTATCGCTCGGTGGTTCTGCATTCACCGAAGCCAACATGAATGGCTTGCTTCAAAACTTATACGAAGCCAACGGAATGCCCGGTGGTCAACTTACCTTGATTGCTGGTCCTGGTCTGAAGCGCGACATCTCTGATTTCGCTCGTCAGGAAGGTACAACCACCGCGTTGAACTTTCAAGTCACTCAACCCGCTGAGTCCAAGTCCATCTCGCTCGTAGTAAATATGTATGAGGGAGACTTTGGAAATGTGGCCGTGGTCCCATCGCTGTTCCTTAATAGAACAAGTGGATCGGCAACTGTTGACGCTAATGCTGGCTTACTCATTGATCCTGAGTACATCGCCGTAAACACCCTCAAAGCTGAGTCTAATTCTGAGCTTGAGAACAAAGGTGGCGGTCGCCGTGGATTCTGCGAAGTGATTGCTGGCTTGGCCTGTTTATCACCTAAAGCACACGGTACAGTTACAGCTTAATTAATTGTTTGTTTAGCATCTAACCGGGGAGGGGAGAGGTACTGCGTAGCGGGGCCTCTCCCCAAACCTTATACACACACTATGCCTGACTTACTCATCCCTAAGTGGAAAGACGGAAACGGTTCACAGTTTATGAAGAACTTGGATCGTTATTTGCGTTATGAAGTGGATCTCGAACAGCACGAATCTGTAATGCGCGAAAAAATGGCAATGAAAGAGAACCAAGAAATGGGAGTCGCCAAGATGGAGGGACTCGGACAACTCAAAGCAAGTATCCCCGCACGCGAGTACTTTCGCTGGCATCAAGCCGAGCGTGGATGCTGGGGAGATAAGTCCTTCGTAAAAGGCTTCCTTCGCGATAACCCATCCTTTAAAGCAAAGACGCTATCCAGGCAGTCCTTTAGCGGACCATCCTTTGGCAATAAATCCTTGGCATGAGGCAAGTAACCGTCAGCAAGCTACTCGATAACCTCAAGCATATGGCGGGGTTAGACACATTGCTTACGCAAGAACAGGATGCGGCGGTACGCAGTTTTAATCGCTTTGGCAGACTAGCATGGGAGCGTGCAAGATGGCCCGACACCATACGCTTGGAACCAAAGCTACCCGATGTCCAGGTACGATCTATCGAAGTAACCGCTGGTGGAAGTGGATACACCTCTGCACCTACCGTTACCATTAGCGGAAGTGCCACAGCCACCGCCACCATCAATGCCGATGGGCAAGTAAATGGCGTAGCAGTTACAGGCAACGGCACAGGCTATCTAGCAGAACCAACCATCACCTTTAGCGGAGGTGTGGGAACCGGGGCGGAAGCAAAAGCCACGATGATGGGCATTCTTGATTTCGGTGCAGACATTGGCGAGATCATGCGTGTTACCGAGAAAGATCCATACGCTCATGGCAGTCCAACAGAAGTGGCGTACCGCGTGGAGTATTCCGCAAGCGGGTATGGTCGAGTAGTCCTGGTAAACCGTGCGGGTACTGCACCCGTGTATGTACTATACCGCACACCTTTCACGGACTATGTGTCGAGCGATACGGATTTTCCGTACATATTTTCCGAATATGTCGTTACGGGAGCCTATTCCGATTACCTCACCGCAGACGGGCAGTTGGATAAATCAATGGCTATTCAGCAACAAGCCGAAAGCATCTTGCTTGCCGAGTTAGACAAACTCGAACGCCAGCAAGGGCAAAACAATTTCATACAATTCACAACATACGGATCCACGATCCAAACACCTTATTAATTATGGCAACTAGCGAATATAGAGGCGTAGGTCTTAACGGTGGCGAGTTTATCTCCGACACCTCATCCCACTCAGGCAGATGGTTTAGTATCGTAGCGATGGAAGATACCACCGTTACAAGCATAAGCGGAAACATAAACAATATATCCGACCTTACCACAGGTGGATCATCCCCGCTTACCCTTAGCGCAAACACCGCATTGTACGGAGCGTTTGACGAGATCACCTTAGCGACCGGGAGCGTCATTGCATACAACCGATAGATGTTAACGCATGATCTAAATGTCACCGCTGGGCGGCCACACACACCAAGTGGTATCCCTGTACCTGGCGGACCCGTCATTGATGGGGTCATCCAAACAGAGGCGGAGGACTTTCTGCTCGTGGAAGCGGGGCAATTTTTAGCATTCGATTAAGAGGAAATAAATTATGGCGAATAAACGCATTTCAACACTTGACCCATTAACTACTCCAGCAGACGGGGACATTTTGCCGATCACCGATGTGAGTGACCTTACAGGATCTGCACAGGGTACTACCAAAGGAGTAACCGTAACCAATTTAATGGGCCAAGCCCCCGTCCAATC